CAAGACGTGACCGTTGCTTTATGAACGAGGCTAACAACCAAACGCTTGATGCCTTTGACCAGTTAGAGGTTCGTACTAAAGAAGTTATATATCTCGACTGGAATCCCACCAACGAGTTCTGGTTCTATACAGACCTAAAGGGAGACAGAGAAGACCTTGATCACATCATTGTCACATACAAAGACAACCAGGGTCTATCACAAGAGATTGTGGACTCAATCGAATCAAGACGTAACCGTAAAGAATGGTGGAAGGTATACGGTGAAGGACAGCTTGGTGAAGTAGAGGGGAAGATTTATAAGGACTGGAAGATTATTGACGAGATACCACATGAAGCAAAGCTAGAACGTATCGGGTTGGACTTCGGTTACACAAACGACCCATCATCAGCTATTGCCATTTATAAATACAACGACGGGTATATCTTGGATGAAATCTTCTATCGGAAAGGGATGCACAACAAAGAGATTGCAGAAACCATCAAAGCACACGAAAGAACTCTAGTAGTAGCTGACAGTGCAGAGCCTAAGAGTATCGACGAGATTAAACTCTATGGGGTAAACATCACAGGAGCAGACAAGGGGGCAGGAAGTGTTAGTCAGGGTATTCAATATGTACAAGGACAACGCATCTCGATCACTAAGCACTCTTACAATACAATCAAGGAATACCGCAACTACTTATGGCAGACAGACAAGAATGGTAAGATACTCAACAAGCCCGAACACGACTACTCACATGCTATGGATGCAGTACGGTATGGCTTTAGTGGTTTACGCCCCTCTAAGGACGACACAATGGCTCGTATGCGACTTCACCAGCGTAGACGTGACAACACTAACTACTCATCATAGTAATATGGTATAATACTCTCATATGCAATCCCAAAATGACCCACTAATCACAAAAGTAACAGGTATTATATCTGCTTACGATAATAACCGTATCAACATCACAGAAGGTCTTACTTATTCACAGAAGGATACTATCAAGCGAGTACAGTTTTATACTAACAGCGAATACCTTTCTGGTAGTAAAGATTCACAGGGAAGAATCAAGCCTTTCTTTAACATTGTGAACTACGCAGTGAACGTGGCAGTAAGAGCTACAGACTTCGATACTAAAGATGTTCAGATAGTTGCAAAGAATCCAACACAGCGCATGAAAGCGTTTCTTTTGCGTAAAGAACTACAGAACTGGATGAAAGAGACAGGATTTGATAAGACTCTAAACGACATGGGTAAAGACCGTGCCAAGTTCGGAGGTGTATTGGTAAAACGAAACCTAAAAGATGAACTAGAAATCTCTGTTGCTGACTGGCGTAACGTTGTTACTGACCAGGTAGACATCATGCAGTCTCCTATTATTGAGACTCACTACATGACTCCAATGCAACTAGCTAAGAAGAAAGGGGTATGGGATGGAGTAGATGCAAACTGGGATGAAATTGTTGTAGCTATTGAAGTAGCAGAAGGGCAGAAACAATCAACCAACCAAACATCAACTAGAGACGATGAAAGCCAAGCGTCAGGAACTCTTGAAGTGCTTGAGGTACAAGGAGAGATGCAAAAGAGCTTTATTGATGAAGATGCAGAGGACTGGGAGTATTCAATCCAAAAGCATTACATTCTAAATACAGACTCACTACAGGTAACGCTTCACTCGGAAGAAATGAAAGAGGGGAACTACAAGTATCTACCTTGGGAGAACAAAGAAGGACGAGCATTAGGCTCAGGAGTTGTAGAAGATGGATTTGAAGCACAGACATGGACTAACGACAGCGTTGTAAAGGAACGTGAAGTCATGGAGCTTGCATCTAAAATGATTTTCAAGACAACAGACGATCTTATCTACGATAACTTACTAACAGATGCAGACAACGGTTCTATCATTAAACTAAAGACTGGCGATCTATCACCTGTGAATACAGTATCTAACTCTATTCCTGCTTTTGGAAACAACATACAGTCATGGGGTTCACAGTATGAACGAGCGACATCAACCTTTGCAGCTATTACAGGTGAAGAACTACCATCAAACACACCACTAGGAAGTGTTCAGATTCAAAACAACGAAGCACGTTCTATCTTTGATTACCGACGAGAGGAGATGGGAATCTTCATACAAGACATTATTGTTGATTGGGTACTACCGTATCTATCTAAGAAGATTAACAAGAAGCACATCCTAAACGCAGAGTTCGCAGATGATGAACTAGCAATGATTGACGAGAGCTTTGCAACGTCTAAGGTAAACACAGAAGTTGTAGAGATGATCCTTGATGGAGAAGTAATCACACAAGAAGACTACGAGTTTAAGAAAGAGCTTGTTAAGCAAGACCTCGGACAAGATAAAGACCGTCGTTACCTAGATGTTCCAGGCAACTACTTTAAGAACATGGAAGTATCAGTAGATGTTGTTACAACTAACGAGCAATTCAACAAGCAAGCACAACTACAATCTATCTCTAAGATGCTTGAAATGGCAGGAAGCAACCCAGCAGTATTGGATGACCCACGTCTATCACCACTATTCGCAAGTATGGTAGAGCTATCAGGAGTAGGAGTATCACCATCACTATTTAAGAAACAAGCCCAACAGCAAGCACCACAACAAGGAGGCGCACCATCAGGAGGAGACTTAGATAAACTACAAGAACAACTAGGAGGAGCAACAGCAGAGCCTAACCCTAACGAACTAGTACAAGCATAATATGGATAGACTAGAGCAATTCTACAAAGACACAGGCATGAGAGAAGCTGTTAAGGCTTTCTTTATCGAATCTCTAAAAGAAGATGCTATTGATCGTGTATTAACAGGGGAAGACACTACTGGAATCCACCAAGCACATGGCTTTATTAAAGCTGCCTTCCATAAGTTAGATGCACAGTATCAAGCCAAGAAAGAAAAGAATGTAAATAACCCACATTAGTGGTATAATAATAGCACTGGGTTATGATTCCCACTAAAAAGCACATTATCGGGTTCTGCTTCCCTAAAAATCATTAACCATTTATCATTATGGAAAAAAATGACTTAGAACAAGAAGTAGTTGTAGATGAAGTAGTGGAAGAAACTACCGAAGCATCAACTGAAGACCGAATTAAAGAACTAGAAGCTCAACTAGGGCGCAACAAGCGTCAAAATACTAAGTTGATGAAAGCTCTAGCCTCTGAAGACGAAGTTGAAGAAGTAAAAGAAGAAACACCTAATTTATCAAAAGAATCGCTTTCGCTTGAAGACATTGCTGTTCTCAATAAAGTGGATTCAGACGTTGATGCTTATCATAAGCTGCAACAGATTGCTAAACTCGAAGGACTCTCTAAAACAGAAGCCTTAGACTCAGACATCTATCTAGCTTGGAAATCTGCGCAGGCAACTGCAAAGAAACAACAAGCTGCATCTCTTGGTGCATCAAAAGGTTCGGGTTCACAGAAGACTGGAAAGACACTTGCAGCCGCAGGACTATCTAAAGAAGACCACAAAGCACTAATTGCAAAGCGAGGAAACTAATCACACCTCGACTTTATTTAACAAAAGAATAATGAGAGGTCACTAACACAATATGGCATTCCCAACAGGAACAAACACCGCTGCAGACCTTGCAGTATTTATCCCAGAAGTATGGGGACAAAAGATTAACGATTTCTATAAATCAAATCTAGTGTTCGCAGACTTTTTCACAGACCGTTCAGACGAAGTTATGGGAGGAGGAGATACTTTGTACACTCCAAACCTAACAGAATTCACTGCAACAGCTAAAGCTAACGCAACAGCCGTAGCATTGAACTCACCAACAGAAACAGCTATCACTTTGGTTATTAACCAGTGGTACGAATCATCTTTTGCAATTGAAGACGCACAAGCTGCACAAGTAATGCACTCATATTCAATTATGGAACGTTACGCAAAAAATGCAGGTTACGCTATTGCAAAGCAACTAGAAACAGCTATCGGAGCATTGTTCACTTCATTCTCACAGAACGTAGGAACAGAAGGAACAGCTATCGTTGATGCAGTTATTCGTGAAGCTATCGCAACACTTGAAGGAAATGATGTACCAGTATACGATGGAGACGTAGCATTCTTTATGCACCCAACAGTATTCTGGAACGAAGTTCAAGCTATCGACAAGTTCTCACTAGCTATTAACTCACCAGTAAACGATCCAACAGCAAAACGACCAGCAGGTTACCTTTACGGAATCCCTGTACACACCTCAACAAACGTACCTACATCATCAACTGATGGTTACGACAACATGTTGATTCACGAAGACGCTATTCACTTTGCTACTTCTCCATTAGGAGCAGGAGGTTCACAAGGTGCTATGGTTGGTTCAGAAGGAATCCGTGTACAATCAGGTTACCGAATGGAATTCTTGTCTACTATCACAATCGCTGACATCCTATACGGAGTTATCGAAAACCGTGATAACGCAGGAGTTGTAATCTTCTCTGATCTATAATCACTTATTAACTAATTGGTTTCTCTCGCCCTATCACGTCATTTCGATTAGGGCGAGATGAAATGACAATCAATATGGGAGTAACAATCGGACAACTAACAAAGACATCAGAAAAAATAGACGGAAAGACAGGTAAGATTATTACTCGTAATGGTCAGCCTGTTACAGGAGAATCAGTAAATTAACAATTAACTTATATTTATATGGAATCAAAATACCGAGAAGTAGTTATCAAGAACGAACGTCTATCAGAACTAATGGACTCTAAAGATTCAATCTTTGAAGCTCAACAAGCCCTAGTGGAGGAGATGAAAATCATTGACACTAAACTAGGAGAGAAAGGGAAGGAGATGCAAGCACTTAAAGATGAAATGCTACCTATCGTTGAAGAACACAAAGGAGAAGTAGACGAAATCTTTGAAGTAGTAACAGAACTTACCAAGAATGACGATGGTGACACTGTTATTAAAATCTATGACCGTGTAGCAGAGTACAAGGCAGGATTGCAGAAACAGTATGATGAAGCTATTAAACTAGCAGATGACGCAGAGGAACAGCATCAGAAAGACCTGTTAGAGGCTACAGAAGCCCCTACAAGCGAAGAAGAAGTTAAATAAGTACATCAACCCCTTCGGGGGTTTTTGTTTTGGAAATATGGTATAATGCTCTTATGCAATATAGCGACACATCAACACAACAAGGATTATTGCAGTTAATCCGAAACATCACTAAGGCTGATGCAAATACACTGCCTGAAACTACAGGACGTATGTATTTGAACATGGCTTTGGATGAGTATGCAGGGCTGGCTTTGAACTCGTCCTCTAACTGGCAATTTGATGATACATCTTACGATGATTTTCCTATTGCAACCGCAGACATTGTTTCTGGTCGTTATGACTATGAATTCGCTGACAGTATCCTAGCGGTACGACAGGTAGAGCTACTACATGACGGAGTGTGGGTTAAACTACCAATGATTGATAAGAAAGAGTATAAAAGAGTTTCTATATCAGAGATGCACGACACTGCTATCGGTGTGCCTTACAGCTACTACCTTAGTGGGTCATCTATCTTTCTAGTTGGAACACCTGACTACGCACAAGCTAATGGGCTTAAAGTTCATTACGAACGAAACATGAAGAAGTTTGATGGTACAGATGAACAAGTGCCTGGAGTTCCCTCGCTATTTCATAAATGGCTAGGATTCCATGCAGCACAACTGTACGCAATGCAAGAAAACCTAACCAACGAACCAAAGATACAAAAAAAGGTCGATCAAGGAATTGAGGCAATCGGAGAGTTTTACAATCGTCGAAACAAAGTAAAGCGTCCGAAATTAACAGTGCGAGTAACACCAACTTTCTAATATGGCATATCCAGACCAACCCTACATGTGGGAGAATCAGAAGAAGGGAAGTTTCGAGGAGCTTTGGTCAAGTACCGTACTACCCTGGCAATTAACAGCACCGTGGCTTTGGGAAGTAACACCCAATGACATAAATAATAAATATCAACACTAATATGGCAATTATAACAGCACTACAATCTACAGACACAGGGGCAGAATCATTAACTATTCTTAATACTAATGATGCCAACCTTAATACTGATAAAATTGAAGCAGCAGATACAGTGACTCTTACTAACAAGAGCATTGATGCTGACAACAACCCTATCACTAACCTAGTGACAACAAACATCAAGTCTACTAACAAGACTGGAGCTGACCTTAAACTGGTTACAGGAACAGAAGGAGCAGACACAGACCTTGCCCAATGGAACGCTGATGGCGATCTAGTATCAAGCTCTAAATCTATCAGTACTGATGGAACTATGGGAGGAGGAAGCGCTACAAACGATGTAGTACCTACAGAACTTGCAGTGGAAACTTACGTACAGTCTCAACTACCAACAAATAACTTTTTCTTTGAATGTAGTAATGGTTCTGGCGGGGTAAACAATCAGTATGGATATACACTCAACTCAGTTGGAGATGACGCATGGATGAAGTTCATTACACCAACAGGATTCTCACTACCAAACGCAACAATCTCACTTATTGGGTTTTCTCTGAACTCAACATCAGGAGCAACAGCTACATTCACAGTAAGCTCAAACTTTGGGGCATTTGCAACCAACGAGGCATTTCAACTTAATACTGACAGCGACACCGTAACAAGCCCAGCACTTGACCAGAACGACCTATTTAGTGTTGATATTTCTGGTGCATTCACGGCTCTTGAAGCAGGAGACACTGGAACCATCTCAGTAAACCTTGATAGCGTCAGCGCAGGTTCGGTAAGTTATATTATTATTGGTCTGTTAATTACATACTAGGCTTATGGCTATAACTATAAAAGAACAATCTAAGGATAAGATCACCTTTAATGTTCCAGTGGATAAGACAGAGGAAAAGTCTTTTTCATCAGAGGAACTAACCTCTCTTAAATCAAAATACGAAGCACGCCTAGCCAATGCAGAAGCAGCAAAACTAGATGTTGAGTCAAAACTTGCAGATGTGAACGCAATGATTAACTTAGTAAAATAATATGTCTATTAAAGAAATCACAATCAAAGATTTCTCAGGGGGGATGCAACCAAGCCAACGGTCTAATGATCCTGGCTCTGCTTCTCTTATTAAAAACTTCGACATTGCAAAGGATAATCAAAAGCTAACACCTAGAACTGGAATAGAAGACTGGACTACCACACAAGAAAAGAACATAGGAATCATTTGTATTGGTTCATCAGATAAAGGGTCTGAGGTTGTACTCGGTGTAGGTAAGGCTCTAACTAACTGGTATGGGGTAGGGTGGCAATACCGTACTTCTCTTAAACTCTCTGACGTAAATAACGTTGGTGGAGTTGATTTTGGTTATCTTGACCTTTCTATCTTGCCACAAACATTCTGGGATAACGTTAATGCTGATGGGTCTGATGTACGTCTTTCAAATGTAAACAACGAGCCTATAGACTTCAAGTTAATACGCATTGATACTACAGCCCAAACAGGGAAGGTAGTCTTTAACGGTAAAACATCAGATGGGGCAGGAATACTTGAATACATGAATGTGTATTACGGTAATGCAGACGCAAGCCTTACTTCTAGTGCATTTACTAATATCTTTGGATCGGGTGTATATCACGCCTATCCTCTTGATGGGGATGTTGTTGATTATGGTAGTGCGGCAGACTTTAACCTAGACGATGGTGTTGCCTATACTCCATCAGCTAATGGTGGATTCATTGGTCAAGGTTTTTCTGGTATTGGGGAACTTGACACAGATAATGGTGGAGGAAACACAGGAGATGAGACATCATTCTTCGGTATCCTTACTTATGCAGAACACTCTACAGTAGTAGGTAATACGTTGTTGTTCGGTACTAATGATGCTGCCCTCTACATCCAGGAGACTGGTATTGTACGAGCTATCATAGATACAGACACCAACTCACCAAACACTGCAACATCAACTTTAACTTTAGTACCTGGAACAGCGTATTGGATTGGTTTCTCATACAACGACAATGGAACTCTACGAATATGGGTAAATGGTGCTTTATGGGCTACTAATGACAATAACGGTCAAGATATTGACTATGATACACTTGATACTCTCTACGTAGGCTCTCTACGTTCAGTTAATAACATTATTGAGTTCGTTACTACTCGACGAGGTAGCGATAAAGACGATGCGCAAGCAGAACGTGAAGGTAGAATGTTCTTTGATAATGGATTCTGGGATATTCTAGGAACAGATAACGTAGACACTGTTGCTTTTGCATACGACGGTGTACAGATATGGCAGAAGACTATTGGTCAAGATGCTTGGACTGAATACCTATTAAATGGAGCACCTGTTAAAAACAGTGCTTACTACCCAATACCTGCTTTTGTTATCGAAGACAGCTCAATCCTAAACACATTCGTCACAGATACAGAGGGAGACTACACAAGTAGTGTAAACTTCTTTACTGAACTATCTACTGGAGACCTTAACTGGACTAGCGACCCATACTCACCATCAGATGAGTCTCTTTCTCGTATCTCATATTCAGTTGATAAATCATACTACTTCTCTAGTGCTTCAGGTATAAGCAATATTGCTGGAGGAACTTTAATACCTGATGTATTCAGCCCATACGCTACAGTAAACGACCTTACAGAGTACGGACAATACCTAGCACTATTCTCTGATAAAGGAAACAAATCTTATGCTCAAATCTGGGATTTAGATAGCACACTAGCTACAGCCTTTCCAGACTTCGGCTTTGGACGTATCAGAACAGGTAAAACTGTTTCAGGTGCTTTGTTTGGAGTATTAAACAACTATTTAGATAACGAAGACCTAGCAAATGGGCGACAATCTATGGATATTCGCATTTGGCAGGGAGGAGACGCAGCAGTACCCTTCCTATCCTTTGAAAGCCCTCTAACATTAGAAGACCCAAGCGCAGAGTCATGGAAGCAACCCGTACTCAATCAATCAGAGTATATCGAGAACGGATTTGTCTTTAGTGCAAAGATTTATGATGAAGATAGGGAACTACAAGAAGGGCTATGGTCAATCACGAAGAACGAAAAGAACGGAAGATTTGCAATGTCTATGTTTGCAGACACCTCAGCACTATCAGACGTTGAAATGATTCACCGTACAGGTAACGTTGTTCTTATGACTGACGGTCTTGGAGGTGTCTACAAAATGTCGGCATCAGACTAC